AAGGATTTATTAATAGACAAGTTAAAGGTACTGGTCAAGTTATAAAAAACTTTGCAGCTAACACATTCTCTCTATTTATAGAGCAAAATTACTATGGTCAAAACGATAGTATTAACTCTCATATACCTGTTAGGTTTATGGGTTCTACCGGTATTATAGCAGATCAAGTACATTCATTTAACTTAGAAAGAATGCATTATGATTTTACAGCTAATCTAATGCGTAAACAAGAAATGGATTTTGTAGTAGCTTTAGGAGATGGATTAAAAAGTTATTATAATACAATGAAAGATTTAAAAGGTAATGATGATAAAGGGTGGAAAAACTATGAGAAATTCATGGAAAACTTTATTATTAATTCTATAATGCAAGAAAGAACTGCAGGTAGAAATAACCATTGGTCTTCTAAACAATATAATATTGTTAATCCTTTTTATGATCCAAATAAACCTACTAGTCCTTACAACAAGCAAAGCTTCCAGTTTAGTTTATTTAAATTAATGATGGCAGTTAAGCATATAACTACCGGTAAAGCTTTATGGTTTAAATTTATTGGAGGTACATTTAATGGGGCTATTATTTTAATGTATACTGCAATGAAAGCAGTGCAGGGATCTGCAGCTAAAAGATTAGGATATGATCCAGGAGTTATAGATGTAACTACAAGCCAACTTTTATGGGCAGGTAAAGAGGTTGGTAAATACTTTGGAGATCAAATATTAAGATCGTTTAGTAATGATCCTTCTAAAAACAAATTACANAATCTATTAAAAAGATTTAAATATTTACCAGATAATTATGATTACGCCGTAGATCAATCAGACATGATGAATCTTAAGAATCCTACATTAACATATGATAAATTATTCTTTTTCCATGCTATACATGAAGAGTGGGGGCATGCATTACTTTTAGCAGCGCAAATGAAAAATATTAAAATGGCAGACGGATCATCTATATGGGACAGTTATGATAATGAAGGTAATTTTATGAAAGTTAAAAATGGAAAAGCTAACGTTAGAGGTGTAATAACAGATCCAAGCGGAGTTAAAAGGGTTATTGGAGAGCTTACAGAAGATGAGATAAACAAGATGCTAAAAATGTCTACTGATATACATGGAGCGTATAGAACTAGTGAAAGAACAGTACTAGAAAGTACCGCGGTAGGTGTTTGGGCAATGCAGTTTAAGAAATATTTACCTGCGCTATTGATTCAGGAAATGGAGTCAAGAAAAGATGATGTGTACATGGGTAAATATGAAGCATTAACTGATGAGAAAGGTAATAAAATTAAAAGTGAAGTTGAAGTAGATGGTCAAATGGTTGAAATGGATACTATGGATTGGGTTACTTGGCAACATGAAGGTAGAGCTAAACTNTTATTAAAGTTTATAGCTTCTATGAAAGGAGGTCAGTATACTAATTACAAGTATTCTAATTTAAATGACAGAGATAAATATGATTTACTTGGTATATTATCTAAATTCTCTGCATTTGCTTTAATGGGGCTTGCAATGTCAACTATGGATGATGATGATTATCCAGAGCCACTAATGCAAAGAATGGAGTACTTACAAAAAGATGCTTTACAAGGGTTAATGCCTAGCGAGCTCTTAAGAACACTTAAGAATCCATTTGCAGTTATAGCACACGCTAATAGTATAATTGAAACTGACTTTAGTATAAGTGCTCAAAGAAAGAATATTCCTTTCCTATCTATAGGAGCGGAGTTAGAAAGGTATGGCATGATTGAAAGGTAAAAAAAAGGGGCAAACGCCCCTTTCTTTTATTCTCTGTCCATTGACATTTTTAACAACAATAAATAACCAATTAGATCATCTACAGTATCTTCTGTTTCATCAGTAATTCCTTTATTACTTATTCTTGCTAATTTATCATCTATTCTAGCACATATAGCTTCAGTAGAACCTAACTTACTAAATATATTTGTAGGATTAAGCGCTGTGTTACCATACGCCTCATTCTTTTCTTTTAATAAAGTAGTAATTTTAGTTGTTATCTGATCTAAATGCCATCCAAATTTAGGACTTGCAGGCTTCCAAGGATCTTTGTTTCTTTCAGTATCCCAATAAAGATCATTGTGACTAGAAGTACTAGTATAAGTCGCATGAACTTTTAAAGCCGGCGGCTCTTTTATTTTACATTTTTTACTCATTTTAATAATAATTTAAATTAAACGTTTCTTCTTCTTCATTCATTATACTATATAATTCAGAGTCTTCAGGAAGAAGAGCATCTAACTTACGTTCTAAGTATTCTCTTCTTTCTTTAGACTTAAATAATATTTGACCCATATTACCATCAATATCAAATCTGTGAAAATCTAATATTTGTAGTTTATATTCGTCTCTTAATTTTGAATATTTACCACGTTTAAAATTTTCAAAATCTTTTTTATATCTATCAGGAACTTTAAATACAAATAATAAATGTTTTGAAGAAGGATTCTCTACCGCAATAAATGAACTAATTTTATTTAGTAAACCTACAAATTCAATAAAAGCTTTTCTTTTAGAATTTTTATACAGTAGCAGAATACAATCAACATTGTTACGTTTTTCAATAAAAGCATTAATAAAAAGTGTATCATAAAATAATAGTCTTCTTTCGCCTCCTAGCATAGGAAATAAAAATAAACTAGTTTTAGTTTTACGCTCACCATTCATTGTCTTCTTCTTTTGATTCATTAAAGGATGCTATTTCATTTACTCTAAACACTAGTTCAGATTCTTGGATTCCCATATTATACGCTTCTTGTTTTGTTCTAAGTAAATATACAAGATTATAGGTTTCTGCAAATTTAATGATTCCTTGGTGCATTCCAAATTTTTCAGTATATTTTTCTAGAACCATAGTCAACTTAGGATTATCGTCAACCCACTTTTCTGCAGTTTTTTCTCCTACTTTAGGAATACCAGGTATACCATCTGTTGAGTCTCCCATTAATGTTTGAATTAACAAAAATCTATCTGCATTATCTTCAGTAGTAAAAACAAATTCCATTTTACCGTAGTTATAATGTGTTCCAGGAAGTTGTTTTAAAACATCTTTATCTGGACTACATATAACAGAATCTGGATGATTATCTTTAAATATAGCTACTAAATCATCTGCTTCTAATCCGGCAACTCCATAAAATCCCCACTTTTGTTGTATATACTCTTTAAGAGCATAGAATATAGGTGGTTTTGCTGTACCTCCTTTTCTATTATATTTATATGGCTTAGTTTTTGCTATTCCATATCTAAAACATCTTCCTAGAGTTAAAAACCCTATGAAGAATTCTGCTTCTGCAAAATTTATTATTTGTCTAATTCTCATATCTAAGCTTTCCATAGCTTCTTCAAGAGTGGGTTTCCCCATTTCATAATAAATTAAACTGTCAGCATCTATTACTGCTATTTTACTCATTTTTTTAATTTTTATTAGGTTAAACATATTAGGGGGAGGGTCCGTGGCATATTACATTAATAACCTCCCCCTTCTATGCAATCAATTAAACCGAGTTGCAAAACAACTCTTTACAGTTAGTCTTGCATGTACTTTCTGTACTCCGGTTTAACTTGAACTTTAAATGTATACAATTCCCTATTTTGGATTTGTATTTCTTGTCTACATAATACCTCTAAAGCTCTAAAACATCTTGAATCTAAAGAACCTTTGTCTTCAAAATATTTAATTGCTCTTTCAGCATTACATTGGGATAGATCATGTATATCATGTTTTTCCATCCAGTATTGCACATCCTTATTTCTATTAAAATTGTATGATTTTCTATTTAAGAAATCAGCATACTCATATAATAAAAATGGTTGTCCTGTTGGGTCAATAGTAGGTATTATTTTACCTGCCATCTCATATTCTTCGTCAGAAGCACTATAATTATCAATCATTTTTTTAATATCTTCCATTAACTCTTTAGTCATAGGAACTCTATTAGCAGATTGATTAAGAATAGTATCTGTCTCAATAACATCTAACTCTCCATCTTCAATAGATTTAGCTAAAGTTAAAGACATACTAGTAAAGAGATAAGAATCATAAGGAGCACTTTCATAATCTACATTATGTTGGTAGTGATCTCCTAATGATCTTTTATCTAGAATAACATCGTTACCGTGCTTGCTATAATAATCTGAAACTGCATCTCTATGATCATTGCAAAAATAACCATTAGTCAGACAAAACATCATTTTAGTCTGAGCAATATTAGCCACACTAAGATATTTATCATAGAAATTAGTATGAGGAATAACAAAATCTGCTTTCTCATAGTCATTAGTAACAGTAATTTTATGCTCTTTAAGCGCTGCTTTTAATCTATCAGTTGATACATTATGCATTGGTAATATAAAAGCTTTTTTAACTTGCGTTAAATCATTAGTTGTTTCTGTTTCTAATATGTTTATTATTTTATCATATTGAGATTTTGACTCAGATAGATATAAAGTTTCAATGTCAAGATTGTTCATCATTAGACCTGCATGCTTTACATCTGTAAATCCCAAGTCATCTAATAACTCGGGACTCACTTCACTGTGGTGTACATTTTTACTTGCCATTATTTAATTGTCATTTTAATTATAGCTGGATTCATCATCATTTGGTTAAACTTAGACTTATTTCCAGTGTATATTGTCCTAACTACTAAATACTTTAAATCGTCAGTAAAATAGCTTCCCGTGCACAGGTTGACGAGACGTTCTTGCATTTTTGGATTTACGGTGTCTGTTTTTGAGTATGCAACAGAGAAATTAGCTATACGAGTAGCTAAAAGGCTAGCTATGTCAGCTCTATAGCTATCACCAGTACCTATACACTCAGTTAACTGCGGAAGTACCTGCTCTGCTTTACCAAGAACTATCTCTCTTGGCGTCACTAGTTTGTCAAGCTTGTTATTAATAAACGTAGTAAACATAGAAGCAAACTCATTACCTACTGAGCCCTCACCAATCATTTGAACTAACGGTAACTCATCTTCAAATGCTTTAATACTTGATATACTATTAAAGAACGTTGATATAGAACGAGCATTAGTTTCTTGAGTCACTAACTCAGGATGCATCAACAAGAAGTTAATACATCTAGTATCTATACCATTCTCTTCTGCCCAACGGCCCCACACATTAACATCAAATTTAAGATTTGCTGTAATATAACGAGTCTTTTGTGCAGAATCTACAGAGTTTACCATATAGTCACCATTATCAGGATTAGCTGTTAAGATAATATGCCAATCTTTAGGCAAGGTCCATGAGATATATGTCTGTCTATCTACGAGCTCCATACAAGCTTGAATAAATCTTGTATCTGCACGGTTCCAGTCATCAAGTAGCAGTACACCACCGGCTTTCTTATCAGCAATCCATTCTGGAGCTGAATAAGACATTCTGCTTTTACCAGTAGTTTGAAATCCTAGTTTAGAGTGATCGTTAACAGCTACTTCATCTACCCATTTACCTCTTTTCTGACCTTCTACTTCTTTCCACATTTGAAACTGCTTAATAGGAAATCCTACTAAGTCACCTAGCTCTTCTATCTGAGCTAAGTTAAGCTTTACAAAGTCAAGACCATGTGCAGCTGTCATGTCCATAATACTAGTTGTTTTACCAATACCGGACTCACCTACTACTTCAATAGCAACAGGCTTTTTACCTTGACCTTGAAGGTGTCGGTTGTTTTTAATAATATGTCCTACAAAATCTTGTAGTTCATCTATATTTAAATTTACTTCATTCATAATTTTTGGTTTAATTGATTTAATTTAATTGAATTTTTATTCCAGGTAACTCTTCGTTAATCCTAGATTTACTGCTATGTACCCAGAGAGCGTTCTTTGGGCAATTGTCAGGATTAGGAGCTTCACCATCTGTGAGACATATAAATCCTGAATATTTAGTTTTAGGATCATTGTAATGATCTGTAACTGGTTGAAAGCACGTTCCACCTCTACCTTTGATTTCCCAAGACTTTTTAGGGTCAAATTCTGAAATATCAGTTATTTGGGTGTCAAACTGTGCAACAGTAATTTGGTTACCAGTTCTATACATGTGACCTAACTCATGCATAAATTCTACTAGCTCCTCACTACTAACGGACCCTGATGTGTCAACGCCTACGAGCACATGATTCTTATGCTTAATTTTAAGGCCTGGGTTTCCAGCATAACGCTTGTTATTTTTACGTCTAAGTTTTTTAGTATAAATTTTAGATGCATTATTAACATAACGTTTAAGAAAAGATTTCCAATTGAACTTAGGAGGATTTATAGTAAATAACTTTTCAATTATTTCTGCCAATTCTCCAGGAATAGTACCACATTTCTTCTGAATTTCTTCAGCCGTGGTTTTCATTTGGTGTTCATATTGTTTCTGAACTAGTTTCTTTTCAGCTTCAGGTAAATCTGTAACTTCTTCCCACTCTTTATGATCATATTGACTATTACCGTCCATTTGATCTAGAATTTTTTGAAGACTTGAATTACTAGAGTTACCATCTTGATCGCATTCTTTATTAAGTATATCATAATATACTTTAGTACCTGCTTTCTCTGGTAAAAATATACCGGGGAAAGAGAATCTCGTCAAGCCACCCTCTGGCAACATATACTCAGCAATATATTGGTTGATTTCTATATCTGCCGCAATATTAAAAAGTTTTTTGTTAGGGTATCTATCTGCCAGTATAATATGGCCAAAAGCTATATGTAATAGCTCATGTTTTAGCAAGCCATGTTGATGATGCTCACTTAAGTTAGAGAAAAAGTCTGGATTAATAACCAGTCTCATCCCAATGCCGTGTTTTCCTACACCGGCTGTGGCACAACTCTCAGTGAACTCTTTTTGGAGTCCAATGAGAAATATACCATAAAAAGGCTCAGAGAATATCAGTGTTTTAGATACTCTCGAGAGTTGTTCATGTGTTGATCGCATATTTAGTTTTTAGAATATATACCTTATATTATTCCAAGGTATAATTGATTGATGTAATTTTTTAAATTGTCTTATATACTCAGACTTAAGTCCAAGCTTGTATCGTACATTTTCTCCACCATATTGTGAAATTTTAACTTCTTGCTTGTCTGGAACCCAAAGATCTACTTCTGTCTTTGCGTTAGCAATCATGTTTTCTGTGTGTTTTTTGAAATTGTGNGTTANNAATATAACTTCAGCTTGTACTCTGCTTTTATATTTTCTATCTACAATAACATTAACATCTTCAAATAATCGTGCATAATCATTTATCCAAGTATCTGTGACAATAACTGGAGAAAAATTTATGTGTACGTCGTACCCTGCTTCTATAAAATCATTGATTGCTATAATTCTATCAATAATTTTAGTTGTATTAGGTTCATGTATATCTGCCATTTTCTGAGGCATTAAGCTAAATCTAATACGTATTTTAAATTGAGGGTTATATGCTAAAAGTTTTTTGTTTACAAACTTTGTTGCAAAAGATCCCATTGCTACTGGGTGAGCTCTGAAGAAGTCAAATATATCTTCCCACTGATGGTACTTAGCGTGAAGACAAAAATCCTCATTACAACTTATATCATATGTTGTAAACTCAGAGTGTGTTTGATTAGGCTTCTCTACGGGTGTAAAGTAAGCGTGATTGTTTATAGCTGTAAGTATATCTCCTGTGTTAGTTGCTACAGTAAGACCTGTTGCTCTATGTCTTTTCATGTAACAATAAGAACAGTTATACAAACATCCATAACCAAAACTTGGTGTTATAAAGTCTGTGGATCTACCAGAAGGCCTTATAAGCATAGACTTTCGAGTAATTTGTTCTATCATTACTAGCCCATGTCTCTTTTTTCATCTGCGCGATCTTCTGCAATAGCATCAAGTCTTTGATTTTTATACTCATAGTCTTCAATAGACTCTTCAAAGAAGTCGTCACATGTCTCACATACAAATCCTTCTAGAGGTTCTGCATGATCTAAGCATTTGCTATCTTGACATATACCATTTACTATTGGTGCATCACAGCAAAAGCTGCGACCATCATCATTATCTGTGTATTCTGCCCCACAGCAAGGGCTTACCATTTCTGTCATGTTTAATTGATTTTTTTAATTAATTCTATAGTTTCTAAAACTTGTTTTCTATTCTTAGGTAAGAAAAGTGTGTAAGTATTATCTGATTGCATAATATGCTTTTTAAATAGCTTCCATTTTATAGGAAACACATCATTAGCAAAGCCTTTAACTTCTATTATCCATTTATTGTTAGGGTCTACAAAGTCTGGTGTATAAGTTATATCTCTAATTTTTACAGTAGTTTCTACATAGCCCTTGGATTTATGGGGCTCTACACAAGTATAAGGAAAACGGAAACCCTCCATTAATATGAACTTTTTCTTTTCATATAATGATTTGATTCCCGCTTCCTCTAACTTTTGATATGTAAATAATTCTAACTTAGATCTGAACTTAATACCTTTATAAACACTAGCAATTGCATTTCTAACTTTCTTGTTTACCGGCTTCTTCTTTAGTCTTCGTCTCACTTTTTTGTACATTAATTATTATTTGTTTTATCTGATCAATTCTCCATTGCTTACCGCGCTGAACATATTCATTAGCTATAAAATCTGAAATGTCTTTACTAGCCCATTCTTCTTTTAACGTAGCATTTAAGAATCCAAAAGTTCCACAAATTCTTTCTGCCATTGTCTGTCCAGCTAAATCATTATCATAAAACAAAATTATACATTTAAAACGACTTTTAAGTCTTTCTATAACATTTTCATCCGGCATAGTTGTTTCACTCTGAAACGCAATTGCTGGAATACCAAGGCTATACAAAGACATAACGTCCTTTAAAGATGAGGTTATTACTAGAGTACCTTCTAGACCTTTTAACATATGTAGGCCTTGAATTTGAGTGGCATTAGTATTTGAAAACCATTTCCTTTCTTTTTCTTTGGGAGCATATATTTTATACTTTAACCCAATTCTATAAGCATAGGTGATAGATTTACACACAAATCTATTTTCATTTATCCAGAAATGAGAAATAGGTTCAACAAGAAATTCTTTTAATATTTTTTTACTAATATTAAACTGCTTCCAGTACTTAGCGTCGTCAAACGTCCATTCTCTTTTCTTCTTTTTAATTATTGTTACTCTTCTCGTTTCAATAGTTTTATTATACAGTTTTGGCTTAGAGCCGCTAATTCTTTTAAAAGTGCTATTAGCAGGCCCTAAGTTTAATCCAAAATCTGTATCTATAATAAGTAAAGCTTCGTGAAAAGTACAAGTAAATTTATAACTTACATATGTAAAACAGTTAAACGCATGCTGTGGTTGCCCAAAGTCTTTGTATAACAATCCTCCATTCCAAGCTACAATTACACTGTCATTTGAAGTGTCTTCTCTGAATTCACTACAAAATCTTCTGCCCACATCTTTAAAAGACGGACAATAATACTTAAATATATCAAAAGGTGATATTTTTTGTAAAATTACGTCTGTATGAAGATGGGCCCCACTGTCTCTACTTTCAATTACCATACTATTGTAACCAGTCGTCTGATTCAGATGGAGCAGCCGGCTCAGCATCAGCAGTTGTTACTGATAACTGTGGCGTAAACTGTCCCCATTGTAAATCTCCAGGGAACTCAGCATTAAATCCTGAATATTCTCCATTAAGAGCTTTAACAAAATAAGAGTCTCCTGATCTTTGTGTTCTACCAAAGTGACTTGTATAAACATTCTGATACTTACCATCTTTAACACCTACAAGAACTCTAACTCTGTTGTTAGATAACTGTGTAACTAGTTGTTTAAGCTCTGAAAGATCAGTTCCTGCTGCAATTTTAGACATAGTATCTAAAGATACTTTACCTCCACTTGCAACGTTAGCCCAAGCTTTAATAAAACCAATTAACTTTTCTTCATTAGGGAATGCGGCTCTAATACCTTCTTTCTTATACCAGTCATAAGAACTTAAACCCCCTTCGTCTGTTGCATAAGCAAACTGACCATAATGGTTTACAAATTGAGTTTTATCTCCATTTCTAGTAATTTTTGGTGTATTTTCTAACAAAAACTCTACTTTAGTTGTAAGGTCTTCATTAGATACCCAGAAACATACTTTAAATATGTCTTTACCATTAAGTTCCATTGAATAATTTGGCTCTTGTTTTACATTAATTCCCATTGCATGTAGTTCTGCCATGTTAGGATTTACTGCTTTTACTTCCATATTAGTTAAACCGGCCCACAATTTGATTCCTCCTAATACTTCTTTACTACTGTCATTACTTTCTATCATTTTTTTATTTATTTAAATTACATATCAAAAGAGTTACTCTCTTCTAATTCTATTGGTTTAAGCTCTTGGTTTTCGCCCCAAGGCACTGGCGTTACTTCTTCTTCGTCGTCTGTGTCAGATAACTTGTCACCATCAGGTACACCTGTTATTTCTGGAGTATCAATTGGATCTACTGTTTCTGCTGAAGCTTTTAATAAAGTTTCTTCTGGAGTTTCATATTCCGTAGGACTTAACATTTCCAAAATAGCTTCTTGAGTCTCATGCATTTGATCTTTAACTTCTGTAACTGTCTCAATAGCTTCGTCTATAGCCTCTTCTAAAGTTACTTGATTAGGATCTATTGCTTCTACTGCAGACTCTAAAGTTTTATTAAATGAGTCAGCTCTTTCCTGAGCAACTTTTTCATTAAAACTAGGATCTACTTCATCAGCTTCTGGAAGTGCAGCTTTTATTGCATCTAAAGGCATGCTTTCTTCAGTGTCATCTACAAATGTAAAAGACAAAGATTTCTTTCTACTTGGTCTTCTACCTTTAAGAAAAGGATGCTTAAACATCTCATCAACTTCCCAAGGTTTAATACCATACTTAACAGCCATATCTGACTTGCTAACACCGTCTTTTAGATCTTGATCTATCTGCATAACGGAAATTTTTGGAGGCGTTTCACCTGCCTGTACGTTTTTTCTAATTTCAATCATAATTAATTATCTATAAATATATTTGACCAGACTAAGGGCATGGTCTTCCCTATTAAATGCGGACATCTTGTACCACCTGTTACATCTTGCAAAGAATCAAAGGAAATTATAGTTTCATCTTTATCTCTGCTTATATAACCAATAGCATCTGCCCGTGAGCAAGTAATTTGTTTAAGTTTACCAGTAAGGTCGAGATCTTTTACAACCACTTCCGTACCTTTCTTATCAACTACTTTATCCTTTAAGTGACCAACTAAGATTACATGATCTGCTAGTCTGTTCAATTTATCTATCCATTTTTGAAATGCTATTCTTAAATATAAATAGCCGCCGCCGTTAGGCAATGATAGTATTGACATTCCAGGATACTTTGTATCAAAGTTTTTACCCATAGGAGTTTTCATATAAAGTAACTTAGCGTCTGCTTCACACCACTCTTCTAATTTAGAAATAGTGTCAATTGCTACGTACTTATATGGTTTATTGTTTTTAATTATCTGTTGACCAACTTCAGATAGTTCTTTTAAGCTGTTTACTTTAATTTTTAAAGCATCAACCATATCTGAACCGTCTTCTAAGTCAATAATTAAACAATTATCTAACTGAGCTAACATAGTAGTCTTACCTATCTTAGGTGGACCATATATTATCATGTTTTTAGGGGATTTGCGGCTCGCCTTAACCTTCGCTTTTGGTAGCTCCATACTCTTCTTTTTTTATTTTATACTTAGTTATTAATCTATCTCTTTTCTGTTCTAGTTTAGCTTTAGATACAGACGGACTTGAAAAAATAGAAACATCTTCATATTCTTTCACTACCCTCCCTTTAACTTTCTTCAATTTATTTATTGTAGAAGTTAAGTTCTTAACAATTTTAACTGCACGTTCTCTCATCTCTTAGTTTTTAATTTACCTCTTAATGAATTGCGTTTTGACATAAGTTTATCTAGCTCCTCTGGATTGTTTTTAAATCTTTTCATACGTTTATCTGTATGATTGATCTCATTTAAAAGTGCTAGTTTTAGTCTTGTTTTTCCTTTCTTTTTGCTCATAATCGTTAATGTTTTTAAATAATTGTTCGTTTTGTGTTAATTCTCGTTGAAAGATTTTTTTAAGCCTTTCTTTCATTATGGCTCTTATTGTTCTCATTGTTTTATTCTTTCGTTAATAGTAAATGTAGACATGTCTGCTTGATATGGTATCATACCTAGCATACCATCTCTATTCTTTTCAACATGACAAGCCAATAAACCAACCGGGTCCTCATCACAATAAGTATTAGTAATACCATACAAATCATGCGGCCTATTAAGAATCAAAACTACATGTGCATCCTGACCAATGCTGTCACCACCAAAGAGATCAGTTAACAACGGCTGATATTGATTTTTTGCACGGTGCTCTTGCTCAATGTTACGATTAAGCTGAGACAATAATATATTTACAGCTCCCATTTTAGATTGTAAATACATACAACCTTTAGAAACTATATTAAGTCT